AAAGGAGTTTCTCAATGTTCGTGCAAAATCACTAGGCGAGCAAATCGAACTAAGATATAAGCACAAGACAGGAAAAAATAGAGATGGTGTGGAGTGTAGTGCTGTTACTCCAGTATACATCGATGTTGATGATATCAAAGTAAAACACAGAGACAATCATTCGACAAAGATTATGTTGACAGATACGGTTGGTGTAAAAATGAAATATCCAACCATTGATCTGGTAAACAAAATTGATAGTTTTAACGATGAGGCATCAATACCAATTATTGTAGAATGTGTTGAATGCCTGTTCGATGAAAACAAAATATACGATGAAACAACAACAACAAAAGAGGAACTCATTGAGTTCATAGAAAAACTTGATGCAAAACAAATGAGTAAGATTCGTGAGTTTTTCTATACTATGCCGAAACTTACACATGAAGTTGAATACACATGTAATAGCTGTGGACAAAAGGACACTATTCGTTTAGAGGGATTGTCTGATTTTTTTTAATATGCCTGTCTCATGATACACTGCGTGGAATGATTCAGGTCAATTTTGCAATGATGCAGTATCACAAATACTCGTTGACCGAAATTGAAAACATGATGCCTTGGGAAAAATTAGTTTATGTTGGTATGCTACAAGAACACTTGCAACAAGAAGAAGAGCGTAGACAATTACAACAGAGGTAATTAATGGCAGAAGAAACAAAAGGATTCCATCCCGCAGACACAAACGGTGACGGTGTTGTTACAGAAGAAGAACGTGTAATGTATCTTGAATTCAAACGTAGAGAACTTGAAGATCAAGACAAACAACGAGATGCTATACGCAGCATGGCATGGTTCGCATTATTTGGTCTCCTATTATATCCATTGGCAATATTTCTCACATCGGCATTTGGATTGAACACAGCAGCAAACTTGATTGCTGACATCGCACCCACTTACTTTGCCTCAATTGCTGTCTTGGTATCCAGTTTCTTTGCCGCAGATGCAATTAGCAATAAGAAAAAGAAAGAGCAGTAAAATATGGCAGTTCCATCAGTCGGACTTACAGCACAACAAGTAGATACAGAACTTGCTGAACGTCAAAGACGTATTGAGCAAGCATCTATTGTGCAGACAATTCAAGAGACAGTCAGTAAAGCAGTCCCTCTTGGGTTTGGTGCGATTGCTGGAACATTTGCCAATAGTCCAATTTTAGGTTTAGGTGCTGCTTTTATTACCGAAAAGATCAGAGAATCTACTGCGGCAGAAAGAGAAAGAAAAGCAGCGGCACAACAAGAAAAACGTAGACAGCAAGAAGTTGCTGATTTGATTATACGTCAACGTGGGATTCAAGATAATGAAGAAAACAGACAATTAATTTTAGATGAAATCCAAAGAAAACGTGACGAACAAGCACAAGAGAATCTAAAATTAGAGAATGAAAAGTTACTTCAAGAATATAATCTTGAAGAGACAAATCTAAGTATGCTTGATGCAATGATTGCAACTCGTAACTTGCTTTCTGAACAAAATGAACTTGTTAGAGATGATGCACAACGAGCAGAGTTAGATAGCATACAGCAAGCAGAACGAGATGCAGAACTTGCAAGAAAACAAGACGAACAAACTAAAGCACTAGAAAAAGTTGGAGATACAACTGAAGAGTCTGCTGAAGAAAGTGGTGGTCTATTCAGTATGCTCAAAGACAAAGCACTTGGAGCACTAGGTATCGGTGCGGGTGGCGCACTTGGTGGTTTAGCTGCAACTGGTGGATCAATCTTTGCGGGGTTAGGAACTTCGGCATCTGCTGCTGCTGCAGTAGCAGGACCGATTGCAGCAATTGCAACTGGTTTAGTTCTAACTGCAAAAGATGGTATCGATCTTGCGATGGATGGTCTGGATGATGACATCAAGACTAAAGTCCAAGGTGAAGATATTGGTGGAACTCTTGGTGGTATCATCGGTGGTGCGATCGGTGTAGTCGGTGGACCAATCGGTATTGGTATTGGTGCATCTGTTGGTAACATCGTTGGTAGTTTTGTTGGTGGATTAATTGATCCAAACACTGAAGCAAAGTTTGAAGAAATACGAGCAGATGTAGAAAGTAAGCAGACTGCATTGAATAATCAATTAAGTGTTCTACGAGATTCACTTAACAAGGGTATAATTACACGAGAAGAGTTTGCTCTACAAGAAGCAGAAGTCCAAAATCAATTAACACAACTTGCTGAAGATGAACTGAATCTTGTTGGTGTGCAAAAATTAAAAGATGTCCGTGACTCTATCGGAGACAAGTATAATGAACTTGCTCTTCAAGTTGAAAAACTTGAGGAAGCAGGAGTTGCAGTTCCAGAGACACTAAGGCAATCACTCAATAAAACCGAAAAGAAGTTTTATGAAGCTGATGAAGCATTTGAAAAAGCAACGGATGCACTCGATGATAAAAATGAAGGATTCTTTTCTAGACTTTTTGGTTTTGGTAGTGATACTGAGGGAGAACCAAATGCGGATGGAGTTCGTGCAGACGCTCTTAAAGTCGAACTAGAAAAACAACGTCAAGAATTAGAACTTGCCCAACAAGATTTAGAAGATGCTTTTGCAGAAGGTAAAACGGGTAGGAGAATCACTAATAGAGAAAGAAACGTTGCTGCTTTGCGTAAAGAATTTGAAGACACTGCAAAATCGTTAGAAGAATTGGGTGTTGAAGTCGAGGGAGTTGAAAAAGTTAAATCTCTATCAGATCGACCAATAAGTTCTAGAAGAGAAGAAGCAAATCGTAGAAAAGAAAGATTGGCTGAAATGAGTGATCAGGTCAATGAAGAAGATGCAGACTTCTTTAATATTGAAAGTAAAGAAAAAGCAGATAGTATTGTTGCAGGATTGATTCAAAGGAATCAAGGTGGTGCGTATAAAATTGGAAGGCAAGAAAATGGATTATATTATATCGCACGAATAGCAACGAGTCGATCTGGACGAGGTGGTTCTGATGGACTAGAAATCCAAGACACGGGGAGAGAACAAGTTGGTGCTGATATAGCAAGAGGTTCCAGACAAGGACGAGATAGAGGTCCTTCGACCAATGTAGTTGCACCAACAACTAACGTACAGAACACATCTCAGAACACTTATCAAAGTGGTCCTCTTAAAACAACTGGTGACTTATACGAAAGTTACGACAGATCGTTCTAAAAAGGGGTGGCATTGCACCACCCCAAAGTCAAGATTAGTCTTCTTTTGCTAGGTTCTCAAAGAACGAAAGACTATCATCTTCACTGTCGGTATCCCAAGGAATCTCATCTGCTTTAGGCACAGATGCGGTTTTACCGACACTTGCACTCGCACTTGGACGGAAGTTCTGAACTTCATCGAGTTCTTCTTCGTCAGCAGCACGACCCTTCGGTACAGGTTTAGCACCATCTAAACCAAGCACCTTGTTTAGTTTTGCTTCAAGTTCTTCATATGACTTGAAGTTCTCTGGTGCAGTAAACTCCGCAAGAGAATGCTGTTGCTTCCAAACTGTTTCCAGTTCTTCGTCTTCAAACTCACCCAATGTGGATGAAGTTTCAAACTCTGACTTATCGTAGTTACGATAACCTTCGACATTACGAATCTTCAACTTAAAGTTCGCACCTTCCCAAAAGTCGAATGGGTTGATTGGGTCCTCGTCTTCAAACTGAGGATTCATCAAATCGTTGATCTTGTCAAAGATTTTCTTACCGAACTGATAAAGGAATACTTTACCTTCGTTCTGTGGATTAGCAGGGTCTTTGACGACATAGATGTTTGCAATGTACTTGAGTCGTCGCTTTTGCTTCCGTGCTTGTTCTTTGTTTGCCTCAATACCTGAGTTCCACAACTTAGAGTTGTACTCAGACACGGGGTCTTTCTTATTGAGTGTGGTGAGAGAGTTCTCGATGTACCAACCACCAACACCTTGGAAACCGTGATCGAACACACGAACCCAAGGGATATCTTCGCCTGATGGGGCAGGGAGGAAACGAATAACGGCATAACCGTTACCTGCTTTGTCTACTTCTGGTTTCCAAAAACGGTCATCAGCACCACCTTTTTCAACATTGCCTTTGGCAATCTTGTTGGTCTCTGACATGAGTTTTTCTAGATTGTTGCGGGAACTCCGCTTGAGAGATGAGAATGATTCAGTCATCTGTATATCCTTGTATTGCTGTATATTTTCGTATCCACTAATTTCATAATATATGCCGTACAGTATAACGTACTTTTTTATTTATGTCAAGTATTTTCCTCTGCTAAGAATCCATTTTTTCTAATAATATCATCACCAATAATTTCACGCAATTGTTTTTTATATTGTGTCAGTTCGTTACGCAGAAGATTGACTTCGGTTCGTAATATTTCATTTTCCTCCTTGAGTCCTTGAATCTCAGCATTCAATGTATTGTTCATATTGGCAACCTCGCTGTTTTTGGTAAAAAGTTTAGGTCTTGTGCTTCAACTTCAATCTTTTCTTTAATATTGGTAGATATCTTCTGTGCTGCTGTCTCTACCTCAATTTCATTCTCTTCACAGTACAACACAATGGCATCCATATATGAACACCGTTTATCTCGTGCATATTTTTCTATCAGTAAAGAGAATTCTTCTTTCGTTTTACTCACCATAACTAATGCTATCTCCTAATTCAGTGCTCAATATTATACTAGTTTGTGAGTGGATTGTCAAGTGTTTATTCTACCTTGTGTTAGAAACCATTCCTTCATCTCAATACATTGCCCATCAAATAGTAATCCATCCAATGATACAAATCTAAACTTATAATCAGATTTGACTACATCCATATCAGCAACAGTATTTACAAATCCAACACACTCTTCATACGAATTGAAGATTCTATCTGATATTTCCAGTGGCGCACCATTGACTGAAAACACCAATAATATTTCTAACATAATTACCTCTAAATAACTTGAAGGATTCCACACACACCTGCCACTAACATTGAATTGAATTTCATATCATCACCATGTGCTTGTATTTCATATGTGTTTTTAACATCTTGCAAAAGTTCAACATACATTTCTTTAGTTACATTTCCCTCTTCATATGCAGTATGAATCATACAAATTTCATCTGCTTTTGCCGCAATTTCTTTGTTTTCGCACTCTACTAATTGTTGAATTTCTTCGATCATTAGAATCTCTCCATTGCCGCATCAGCGATTATTGCTGATTGTTTTACAAGTTGTTTCTTTTTGAGTTTACAAAAGGTTTCATTGACGGTCATCTTTTGTAGACCCATTGCAGTATCTATCATCGGTGAAATCATTTCACTCAAGTCGTCTGAACCTTTGCTTTCAGAATAAAGTTGAAGGAAACGAATATCACTAACGAGAATATTGACCTGTGACTCATAGTTACCACTGCAATTCAAAGTATCAACTGAGTGTCGAATCTTTGCCACTGACCATGATTCATTGTCATCCCAAAAACTTGGGATCATAGAGCAACCACCTATCAGAAGTGCGACACTAAGAACTAAACTTTTCATATCACCCTCCTTTCGATATCATGATCGCTGCCATATAATCGTTAGCATCTTTTTTATTTTTATATACTTTTTTTAATTCTTTTGCGTGTTTACCACCAGGTGTCATCACCCTTCTTTTGTTTTTAAATTTGTCTGCATAAACACAT